CTTCTCTTCCTTCTTAGACTTCCCGCCGTATTCGTCATCGAGTATTATTAGCTTCAGGCACATGAGAATCTCGTCATCCTTCCCAGCATCCATCTTCGACTCAGCGAATAGGTATCTCAACTGCTTGGGTAGCAAGTAGCGAAACCAATGAGTCTTTCCTGTGCCTTGCTTCTCGCCGGAGAATATGAGCACCAATGGCGAGTGATTGCCATAGGCAGATGCGACAACTGAGACCAGCCACTTGCAGATCCACTTGTCTGCATTTGGTGTGTCAGTGATTACGCTGTTAAGCAGATGGGTAAGGTTCGGGCATTCGTCCTCGGTGTGCAGTTCATCTTCAAAGAACTCATGCAAAGGGTTGTATGAGTCGATTCGATTGGAGAAAATTATGGAAGTAACCAGGTCTTTTGTGGCCTCTTTGAATACGGCCTTGCAATCGAGAAAAATCGAGTTAATGTCACTGTCATCGATGGCCCTTCCGTTGAGTTCAATCTTGCGCGTAACTACGTTTTTTCTTAGGTCGAAAGTTCGGATAAACGCAGCAATGTCAGCGCTTACGTTCTCCGATTTGAATTTAATATCCTTTGCTACTATCTCATTGACAACTTTCGTGCTTTCTTCCGCGCTGATGCCTGCCACTTCGAGGCTGCGCACGATGGCTTCAGGCGAAAGCCCAGCGGCACGTTGCGAGCTCGCAGCGCGGAGAATCTCTTTGGTCTGCTCGGAGTAGGCTTGTATGCCGTTTTGCTTTGCGTGGTAGTATATGGTTGCGATTGTGGACCGCTTGCCCTTGCTTTCGCTGTGGTTCTTCAGGCATGCAGTGTACTGGGCATTGCAGTCATCGGAGTTGTACTTGGAAGAGTGCGATGACAGCGTGTGAAAGTAGTCGCGACCACCTTCGCCGAATTCGGACACCAGCGCGTATGCGATTTGAATCCACTCGGAGTAATCTTCGCAGAGGTTAAGCCCTTTGCGGTCCATCGCGGCGATCATGGCATCGAAGTCGGTTTTAACTACCGCGACCTTTGCGAGCTTGCGCTCTTTGGGCTTGGCGAGGTACTTCTTAAACATTACGGCCTTGGTGTTGATGTGAATCCAAGGGTCATAAGAGATGAAGCGAGCACGCGATACGTTCTTGCCTGACTGGTCAACGATAAGTTGGTATGTGTGGTAGAGATAGGATGCGATGCCATTAAACGCATCGAGATGGCGTGTGCCATCGATTTTCACTATCAGGCATAGTCCATGTCCACTGATGGAAGTAAACGCAGCATACACATAGCTATCGCCCTGTACGAGCTTCTTGGTGTCTTCAGGATTGTCGATGTTATCGATGTCGATGGCGATAAATCCTGAATGCGCTCGGATGGCATCGTCCTTTCGGGCGGAGAATGAGCCGCTGACTGTTACAAGCGGTGCGGATTTTTTCTTTTTGTCGCGCTCTTCTTTATCTGCTGTTGCGCGAACTTGCAAGACTATGTCCTGCCATTTGCCTGTTCTGACTCCTTCCAGAAAGGAGCTGAGTTCGATGTCAATGTCTTGACTGTCATAGATGTTTTTGTAGTGTGAGATGAGCATAGTTCTGTGAGTTTGTCTTGTATGATCTGCCTGTGGTATTGGTCAAAGCGTTTACCCTTTTCGCGGCACCAGAGCCTCGCAAGTTCGTGAATTTCTTTTTCGATTTGTGCGTAGTGCTGATGTGTTAGATTGTGAAATATGCGCACAGCCTTGTTGAAAACTTGCTCAATTAACACAAATAGAGAGCGGTACTCCTTGTTATGTGCGTGTGATTCGATTATATTTTTTACATCAATAGCCTTGGATACTTGGATGAACTTCTCGATGGCCTCATCCTTTGGTTTGATTACCGGAAATACATGGCCGCAAGGAAACAACATCCCGATATATTGCGCATCGCATACCTTCTTTGCGGTGTGATGCAGAGCTCCGCACTTTGGGCACTGCCTAACTGGAGCCACCCCTTCGCCTGGCTTTTTCGGATAGTGAAAGATATCGCTCCAATTGCGAGGGGATGACCATAGGCCATGCGTGATGCAGTTGCCTCCAAGGTCTATGATGGTGAATGCGAGCTTGACATTATGCGGCCTTGCACCGCGCCCGCACATCTGAAGCCATAAGGGCATTGATGCTGTGGCCTTGTTTACGATGACGGTCTCGATGTCGGGCTGGTCGAATCCGGTAGTGGCGATGCCGATGTTGTTGAGTATTGCATCGGGTGTGTTGGCGAACCATTGCAGCACCTCAGAGCGATCAGGCGAGCCAGCATCGAGATGGCGCGAGTTGAATCCAGCGGCTTGGAATGCTGCGTTGACGGCCATCGAGTGCTCGACATTGCAGTTGAAGATTATGGTCTTGCGGCCAAGTGAGTGTGCCTTGTAGGCGTTCACTGTTGTCTCGATGTACTTAGGTGCTTTGAATGCAGCTGCCATCTGGGCTGCATCGAACTCGCCAGCTTTCATCTTTAGCTTTGCCCGGTCGACAATCTGAGCGGCTGAGTAGGTCAGCTCTGGGCATAAGTAACCTTGCTCGATTAGGTCGGGGATATCGATGCCGCACACAATGTGATCAAAGTAGTTGCGCAAGGGATTGGTCTTGCGAGCTGCAAGCGGTGTGGCAGTGAAGCCAATGATGTACTGAGAGGTGAAGTGCTCGATGACCTTGGTGAAGTTGCCGATATGTACTTCATCGACAATCACAAGCCCGATGTTGGTGAACTTGTCGAGCCGTTTGTAAGCAGTCTCAACCATTGCCACATAAACGCGAGCATGTGGGATTGACTTCATGCCAGCTGTCACGGCTTGCGTGGGGATGCGAATCGCTTTGGTGGCCTGTGCGAGTAGTTCTTCACGATGCACAAGGATTAGGATATCTTGATAGGACTTCGCGCAATATCGGTCACATATCGCAGAAAAGCACACGGTCTTGCCTCCACCAGTTGCGAGCTGCGCAACCACCTTGCGATTGCTGCGCAGGCTCGCTGCGATGTTATTGATGAAAGTCTCCTGATAGGGGCGAAGGGTCATGATATTTGAAACCACTGTTTGTCATGATTTATAAAAATCGCCTTTACTGTGATATCATTCATGTAAGGCATAGCAGCCTTAAAAGCTTCGTCAGGTGTTTCAAATATACCCAGCTCTTCAAGCTTTCCTCCAAATGGATCATCGCTAACAAATTGAACTAATAAACGCGTCTGCTTTTTCATGATTCGAAATTATGATTGTAGTAATGTTGCCCATCTGAATATTCAATTGGAGTCCATTCTTCAGCACCATTGTCATAAGCATCAACTATCTGCTGCTTCTCCATTGCTTTGGCTTGCTCAACTAATTCTATGCTAATGTATGTTTGTCCAAATGCTTTTTGGTATTCTTCGGAATGGATATATTGGACTAACCACTCAATTGCTGTTTGCTTTTTCATATTGCTCAATTGCTTTGAAAATTTGGTAAACTACTTGCGGAACTATGGCATTTCCTCCGGCTTTGATGGATTCGTTTCGCCACTTAGAAAAGGTAATTCCGTCCAGTCGGGAGGAAAGCCCATCATTTCGAGAACAAATTGGGGGTTTAGTTGGGAAGTTGTGCCAGTTTCCAATCTCGCCCGCTTCGTTAATGAATCTTGATTTAGCAATCCCGTTACTTTCTCTCCGCAATCGGATGCCATCGGTGTCGGCAACATCCCCTTTCGGGCCATTGTTGTAAGTCCAAGTTGTAAGTTTATCCCTTCCGATTTCTTCCTCTCGTATCTCGCATCCCATGCTTCCGGTGTGCTTCTGTCCTCCATTGCTGATGGTGTCGGTAGCAACCCCATTGCCATTGCTCTTGTTAGTGTCACCGAGTGCATTGACCCTTCCTTCACCTGGCTGCTCTTCATCGTTGCTGTTGCGTTCGTTGAGTCCATTGCGGTTGGGGTGGGGAGTAGGCCGTTCATCGCTAAGTCCTTCAATGGTGCGCTTCCGTTGTGTCCTTGATTGCTTATTATTCTGCCCGATTGAGTTATTTGCCGTGGTGGATTGGTCATTGAGTCCATGGCTTGTGGAGTTGGCAGCATCCCTAGTATTAATTTTGCTTGTAGACAAGTTCCTCCTTGTTTGAATTGTGTATTCTGTTGATGACTCGTTACAGTAGGCAACAAACCAAACTCTGTCTCTTCGGTGCGGTGCGTTGACGGCACAAGCTGGAAGTACATACGGTTGAACTTCGTACCCTTCAGCTTCCAAATCAGCCTGCACCTCGTGGAAGACCAACCCTCCTGACCAATTAACAAGGCCGAGAACGTTTTCGCCCACAACCCAACGCGGCTGAATTTCTCGAATCGCTCTAAGCATCTCCGGCCAAAGGTGTCGCTCATCTTCTTTTCCAAGTCGCTTGCCTGCCATTGAGTATGGCTGGCAGGGGAATCCCCCTGTAAGGATGTCAATTCTGCCTCTGTGAATAGTGAAATCTGTCTTTGTGATGTCTTCATAACTGATTGAATTTGGAAAGTGATATTTTAATACTTTTTGCCCGAAAGCGTTCCATTCGCAGTGGAATATGTTTTCCCAACCCATCCACTCAGCGGCTAAATCAAAGCCGCCAATTCCGCTAAATAGTGATCCGTGTGTCATCTTTTTTATTCCAAGGTTTATGTCCTTTGGTGAATCGATTCTTCACCCCGGCAATTGCCACAACTTTTCCATGCACCTCTCGGATATACTCAGGCGCTTTCTTTAGACCGAGCTTGTGCGCGATGTTGTAAACGCTTGACTCAGATATGCCAAGAATTTTGGCAATCTCTGCCGTCTTAGTGTGCGAGTAATACTCCACAACGTAATCGATTACAAGCTGGCCGTGTCGCTTACTTCCCATAATTGCCATCGAATTGATTTAGAAAGCCTGCGATTAGCTGGAAGGCATGGTCGAGTTCTTGCTGATTGTGGCGGTATAGGTAGAGGTCTTTGAACTGCCCCGACTTCTTAACCTTTGGCGGCACTCCGATGTAGTAGAAATCTTTCGGGTCCCAGCCCATCAGCATGCAATACCACACAGCCTGCACATGGTTGAAGTGCTTTATCATGTCATCGGCAAAGGCTTGCAGATTCTTCGCCGTTGTGGTCTTGACATCAGCGATGATCTTCATCTCATCCCAGCAGATATCCATCGCACCCTTGGCGAGCACGGTCTTATCCCCGAAGGTCAGTTCAGTGACAACGATGCGCTCCTTTTCGCTTTTGTCGAAGAGCTCACCAAGCAGCTCTACCTGGTGAATTGCATCGTAGGTGTTGCGAACTGCATCGCCCATTGTCTCATACTCGCATTCAAGTAGTGAGTAGTGGAAGTCCTTGCCATAGTTCAGCGATGCCTTAGCGTAGCTGATGTCTCCAGTGTAGTGCCGTTTGATGCGGCTTGCGCTTACCGCTGGGTAGGTGATGTATTCTTCGCGTGTCATGAGTTGAATGTCTCGGTAAAATATTCGTTAGCTGTCTGCGGACCTTCTTTTATACCCTCGAGCTTTCCGGCTGAATACATCTGCATCATGTATTCGCGCTCAACCACCTTGGCGGTTTCGAATGCCTCGGCAAAGAAAGGCCCCATTTCGGATGCGAGCTTGTTGTGAATGGTTAGTCGCAGCCATTCAACTGCTGTCATTTTAGTTGGCATGTTTAGGGTGTTAGAATAGGATTTGATAAAGCTTCCATGACCTCAATACATTTGAAGTAGGTGCGATTCCCAACCTTGTAAGGCTTAAGAATGCCAATCTTAGACCATTCGTGGATGGTGACCAATGACACATCAAATAATTTTGCAACATCCTTCCGTGTCATTAACTCCTTGGTGGGCGCGGGTGGGTGTTCAACTTGACGATTTAAGGTTCTTATTTCTTGCCTTACGGCTTCTGCAATTAGATTAGCCAACTCCCTTGGCGTGGTCTGAATGAATTGAATTGTTTCCATGATTTATCGTGTTATAGTTTGTATTTGTTCTTCGTAAATCTCGATGCCAGCGATGGCTGTCACTCCGCACTTCTCCATTGCCTTGAGCAAGTTCTGCGTGAGGTCTTCGGGCTTGTACATGCCGGAACCAAATAGCACACTGAGCACCTTCATCCAATCCACTTCGCCAGTGATGCGAGTGCGGCGGATTGTGCGAATGCCTTTGATATGGCTGTGCTGGATGCTTACCTCAGCGAGCTGATCGGTTAAGGCTGCCATCGAGCTTGCTTGTTCTTGAATGAGCCTCTGCTCTTCTTGCTGCTTGCGATTAAGCTCGGCGGTGTACTTCAGCATCTCAGCTTTGGTGGATGCGATGAAAGCCTGGAGAGGCTCGGTGGCATCTGACTCAATGCGCATGAGCTCTTTCTTGTAGGCATCAAGCGGACCGGTGACCATCTTACGCGCATCCTGAATTGCCTTAACAGCGGCGTTAACCTGAGCGATGGCATTAGATGCGGCGGTGTATTGGTTTGGGCTTTCGATTGGCTGAATGTTAGCCGTTAGCCTCTGAGCGTTTAATGTCTCTGGAGAATTTATTGATTGATACAATTTTTCAATCGGAATTGTTATCTTTGCGATACTGTTCATGTGTTTTGTATTAGTAAAAGCCCGGCTATAGTGTGTATGCCGGGCTTTTTTTGTGGTTAGAAATTAGAATGGAGTCTTATCGTCTGACTCTGAAAATAGTGAATCGAAGTCTGTGGCTGATGCTTCCCATGTTGGAGCTGGCACAGCTGGCTTGGCGGTAGTTCGCGCAATCCATTCATCGCTCTTGCGAATATCTTCCTGAAGGAACTCCGGCAGCTTTGCGAATACCTCAGCATTGTGCTCGGTTGTGTCATAGGTCAGCAGCTCATTGATGGCAGGCGGGCAAGCAAAGCCTTTTGGCAGCGGAGAGATGCTCATGATGTTGGCATACACTCGGTCCTCTTTGCCATTGTGTGCGATGTTAACCATGCCGGGATGTCCAAGTAGCTTGGTGATGTCGAAGTCAGCGGCTTGCGAATCTGTGAGCTTTTTGCCAATCCATGACTCGATGAACTTGCGAAGCGATGCCTTCTCGCCCATTGTCAGATTGAATACTGTCTTGACATAGAACGGTTGTTCGCCTTTGTCCTCGCTGAACACAGCGGTCTCTGTTGGCAGTTCAAAGAGAAATTGAACTTTGCGTTTCTTGTTGCCCCACTTTTCATCGAAGGTTGTGCCCTTGTCGATTATTTGGTAGCAACGCGCAGGATATGCGCCTTCGGGTGCGATTTGGCGGGTTTGACTTCCGCCTGAGTTTACTGGTGCTTTCATGATTAAAAGATTAAATTGAGGTTAAAAGTGCTTGAGTTGATTGTTCGTGAAGGTATTCAGTGACGAATGAAAACTGGTTATGGAATTCTTCCATATTGCAAGGGTCATAGATGCGCTTCTCAGGTGATACGCCGTGCTCCATCGAGCGGTGATATTGGCGTGCGAGGTTTGCTGCTTGGCTGTCGCATCG